TTCCGATATATTTGAAAGCCTGCACCGCACGAAAGTGACCGCCGTAGCCAGTTACGCATTTTCCTCCACCGGGCGACTTTAGCGCCGAGCGCCTCATTGCTGCAGCGCTTCTTGTCTTGTTATCACCATAGAGGCGTGCCCCGGTTTGGATCCATCGACTTGAATGACGAAGGGCGCCGCAAAGTTGCGGGTGCGACGTGTGGAAGAACACCGGGAGCTTGAAGCCTCGTCTGCCGTAGCCGTCAAGGTGATACTGACACACGGCGTTGAGGAATTTGGTTCCGACGCCGATTCCCTGCCACTCGGGCATTACAACAAGCCGCGTCGCCCTGTAAGCCTTGGCCGTGAAAAGAGGCGCGACCGCGAGATGGCACACGGGCTCTCCGTTGATGACGCCGACAAAGTATTCTGCGGCCACCGGGAGCGGGAGATCTAAATAGTAATGTTTTTTAAAGAGTCTTGGGAATACAGTTCCGTGGACTTTATAAATTTCAAGGGTGAGCTGCGGACGTTGCCGAAGGCAGTCACGCTCGTAAAAGCGTGCCTCCGCAGTATCATAGACCCAATCGGGCTGCAGCCATTCAATCACGTCGTAGTGGCAGGACAGGAGGACGATCTGCCCGCTGCCGCGTCTCCACGTCTTGGCGAAAGCCGCCGCCCCGACCTTTGCGATCTGCCGGTCTATTACGGAGGTAAATTCATCGACGACGGCGTGCTCAGGGCGCTCACAGGCGAGGCGGGCGAGCCCGGCTCTGAACTTCTCGCCGTTGCTGAGAACGTTGAAGGGGCGCAGCCACGCCGGAACATCGCCGAGGCCGACCGCCGACAGCATAGCGGTCACGGTGTTGAAATCCCCGTCGGGCGCAATGCAGTCCACAATGGGCGCGTCATCACGCCACCCCGAATATAGGTCATAAATCGGAGCGTCCGGGAAGATCCGGCTCCCGATGCTTGTCTTGCCGCTGCCCGAAGGCCCGACAATGAGACCTATTTGCCACGGTTTGTTCTCGATGGGCAGTTCTGCCACGGTGTGCCAGTCGCAGCCATTCTCAGCGTTGAAAAGGCTCTTTACTCGGGCTGCGCGATAGCTGTTGAAATCGCTGCAGCGGTGATTGACCTCTATCCTCATACACACACGACTTTGAGGGTTAAACCTTGCGCCGCGAGGCGCTCATAGACGGCCTTCTGCTCGGCCTCGTCTTTGCAGATGACGATTACGCCATACTGCTGCTCGTATTTGAATTTGTTTGCCATTCGCGTTTTTTGGTTTGCACCGCAAAGTTAGTGCCGGGCGCGCCGCACCATATCATTTTCTTTGTTTATTCAGCTGCACCGTCGTTGCAGTTTGCGGAGAACCGTTTAACGACATTATAGACAGTGCGCTCCGATATGCTATATCTATTAGCCAACGTTGCCACCGTATAAGTTATCTTACCACCACCGGCCACCATTCCAAGGTAATCCCGAAACATAGGCATATACCGTTCGTCTCCGGCCTTATATCCGAGTCCCCAAAGCGCATTGAGCATTTGAGAACTGATTTTTAATGCATCATATAACGTCATTACATAATGATTCGTCAAATTTGTGAATAGCAATTTTCTAATCTCGCCCCTTTTGCGTAGCTTTGTGGTACTCTTACCTACATATACAAACGTGATACCCTGCGGTCAAAAGGCTTTACAGCCCTCGACTGCGCGGGGTATCGCGTTTGTGTTAGTATGTAGGTAAGAGGACTACTAACAGGTCGGGGGCTGTTTTTTATTGCCCCCGATAAATCTGGAGTTGCGTTAGTCTATATCATTCTTATCAAGATTTTTAGGTTTATTATTCTTCCGGGCGTGCGGTCAGGTTTTCGATGGCGCGGGCTTTGCACTGCTCGACATAGGCGAGATAGTCGGCGTAGCCGTCGGCGGTTTCTTTCTCACGGGCAAACTGGATCTCCTGCCCGGTTGTGTAGCGCTCGGCGATGAGGCGCTCGGTTTCGGCGCGATACTGCTCCCGGGTGTAGGCGGGTGTGTCGTCGGCGCTGACTTCTTCGAAGCTTTCGGCGGTGTCGCCGTTCAGCGCGGCGTGCAGGCTTCCGACGGCTCCCGTCGACAGGCGGCGCAGCTTCTTGCCGTCGCTGCTCTGCCATATCCCGTTGACTTTCTGTATCATGATTGAAAATTGAATTTATGGCGTTGTGAATGATATGTTTTTTGCCGTTGCGGCGGTGAGGATCTGCTGCCACTGAGCGAGTTCTGCGGGTGTAAGCGCGGCAACAGCCGGGTTGGTGGTGTCGCCCATCAGCTTTGCGAACACGTCGGCATGGACTGTCACGGTGATTGGGCCTGTGTGGGCCGTCGTGCGGTTCTCGACCATGTAGCTGACGCTCTCAGGCGACAGCAGCGCGGAATGGGGAAACGGTATATTCCCATACAAGCCTTTTATCCACACTGTTTCAAGAGACGCGCAACGCCAGAATGTTTCTCCCCATGTTTTTGAGTCGGAGGGAGTTTGCGGTGCAAGCATCACGTTGATGATCTCTCTCAGCTTATTGCAACCGCAGAACGCGGCCCTTGTATTTTTATGGAGATGAACCCCGTCGGAGTAATACTGAGGCAGTCTGACAACTTCGAGACTCTCGTTATGATAAAACATAGCATAAATCTCTAAAACATGCGCTACACCATTTGGCGGAAGATTTGTTCTGAATTTGGCATAGCCATACGTGTTGTTACTGCCTTCGGTGACATTGCCCGGAAAGGCGCCCGACGTAAACCTGTAAATATCCATCGCCTGCTGATACGTAACATCGGTAAGACCGTTCGACTCGAAATAGCCGGTGCTCTCGTTGTATAGCCCGACAGTTTTATGTGTGCGAGGGTCGATACTCGCATTGTTCCATAAGTCGATAAAGCTCTGTGGCGGGCGTGTCCATTCGGCATCCGCGGCCTCGATAGCCGATCTCTCCGCCGCAGTGACCTCTTTGAAGTCCGCGACAGTCTCATCTTCCAGCAAAATCTTCTGTGTCCAGAACTGATGGAAATTCGTCGGCTTCGCCTGAGTAATGAAATTACCCCCCCCCACATAAATTACTGAACTATAGCGATTTATCCGCTTCTTTTCTATTGCCATAATTAAATCGTCGTTTTAATCTGTTGCGAATGAGATATTTTTTGCGTAGGCCGCATTAAGCACTGCCGCCCACTGGGCCGGTTCAGAGTCAGCGAGCATAATATTACAGCCTGAAAGTCCGCCCAACGCACCTGCGTTAATAGGTGCTACAGACGGCTGCCCCTCGGCGTCGACAGCCGTAACGGTCAGACGCAGCGGCAATCCGTCATCGCCCGTAATGACTGGTGCCGTGAGTATATCAGACACCGCGAACATTCCCGGATTGGCTATTACTATGGGGACAGCCGACTTGTCGCGCGTGGTGGGAGCGGTGATCACCATCGTCACGCCGTCGCAATCGCCCGTGAGCTTCGCGAAGACGTCGGCATGGACGGTGATTGTTGCGCCCTCCTTGCCTTTGTCGATTAGAGCAGACACTGACGCAAGCGACAGTAGCGGCGAATCGGAAATGTCGAGATTTCCATTCCAACCGAAACCGGGCAGATTGACAAGTGATGCGCAGCCTCTGAACGGAGCAGGGTTGTTACCATCGCCATATAGTGGCCCGATTATGGTGTGTAACTTAGGGCAATGGCTGAACGTATCCGTGCCAACCCGTAAATATGACGCACACGCCACCTCAATGTTGGCACATTTGTAAAAACACTTCTGGCCGACCACCGTACCGTCCATATACCACATCTGCCACAGGTTGGTGCGGATAAACGGATTAAAGGCGAAGTGATATGCAGCTCCCGCCGCAGTAGGGTTGCCGGCAAGCAATATGTCTGTCATCTCAGAGAGTGAGAGCCCGGAGATACCGTTGAGGGTTCCCGTGCGTGTTGTCTCGTCAAAGCTGCCGATGCAGAAAACATTAGGCCCGGATCTTCTTATGGCACGTTTCCAAAACGTGATGATACTTGTGTAGTCCAGCATTTCACGTTCAGCCTCTTCGTAGCTCAGCCAGAGGGTATTCAGCAGATATGGCTTCGCCGGATCGGGAGCCTCCGAGGGCTTATATCCTCCGTCGCTTCCGGCAGCGAGATTAAACATATCGTTGAACACCGCCCGCTTCGCCGAGTCTTTCAGGTAGAGGCCGTAGGGGGTATAGTGCTGCCCTGACGGCCTCGCCTCGGCTCTGACCTGAATATCCGCCGTGTCCGTGAGCTTATTCTGGCACGCTGCGAACTGCCATGCCAGTGTTTGCGAGCTGTCGAAAACCGTCTCGTAGGCCTCCCCGTTTTCATGGAGCCACAACAGGCTGAACTCTATCGCCTCGTCACCGTCGCGCGTGAACATGGCGCAAACCTCCCGGCGTGTGCCCGAAGTCCGTTCCCCGAAAACAACTGCTCTGAACATCTCGTCTGTGTCTGTCCATGTCAGAATGTCCCCCTGACGGATGTCGCCCAGAGCCGCTCCGCTCCATGAATATCTGAGATCCGCCACGCGTGTCAGAGTGATCACCCTGCTTCGCGCCACATTGTCGCGCACATCGGCGGCAAGCGCTAACAAAGCCGTCATCTCTACGAGGCCGTTGCGTTCCTCTCCGGCAACCCCTATATAAAGAGCGTCCTCATTAACGTAGAAAAAACCCGGAACAGGATCCGCTACCTCGGCATACTCCCAGTCATCCGTGGCAACGACCTCGATAAACCGTTGCCACGTCCTGTGATACAGCAGATCGCCGACCTGATCCTCAGTGAAACGCCCCGTGCAGGGGTGACCCAGCTCCCCGTCGACGAACCCCGAGAACCTTATTATAGCCGAGCCACCGTCTTTGACTGCGTAGCCCAGAGCCTTGACCCCCGTTTGCAGCCCTTCGATGGCCCGTTGGAGCACCACCAGCTCTTCCCGGTTCGCTCTGCCGTTCAGCGCCGTGCAAAGCCCTTCGACCTCCGAAAGCTGTATCGTGTCGGCCTTGTGCCGCAGCGAGTCAATCAGATCGGCAAACTGTGCCCCCGTCGGATAGCATCCTGTGCCGAACCACTTTTTTAACTGTGTAGTTGTCTGTATCGCCATTGTTTATTGATTTATTTGGTTCTCATGATATATGCCATGACATAATAGGGCGGTCTGTTCTCGTGGGCTTCTCCGCCTCCGGCCGACTGCGTGTTCCGGCCCGCGGCATTCAGCCCGTAATTAGTCGTCATGTTCGGCGACGCGTCAGCGCCACCCGATCGCCATGTTCCCGACCCCTGAGCCGGAATCATAAACCCGTGGCTGTGCGCCGGCAACGTCTGTTCCGTCAGCGTAACTTTCTCCCGGCCTCCGGCTTTGCCGACTGTGCTGTAGTCACCATCGCCACCGCCGAGTCCGACAACAAACCGGGCGCGCAGATCCGGCACCCTGAAATAGCCCTCTCGCGTGACATAGTTCCAACCTCCGGCGCTCGGCGCACTGTCGAACGTCAGCCCCAGAACAGCCCAAAGCTCAGGGTATTCGTCCTGTTTCAGCTCGCGCCCGTCGCAGAGAACATAGCCCTCCGGCGGTTCGTTGCCAGCCCATATCTCTACAACGCCAAGGGGAGTGCCTTGCCTGACCTTCTCGCGCAGCTCGGCGTTCTCCGCCATAAGTTCCTTAACGCTCTTAAGCTCCGTGAAATCGTTCCAACTGAAATTTTCCTCTCCGACTCCCGGACAAAGACGTCGGCGTGTATAGGCCCGGGGATATTCCGCATCCGGCGCACTGACCTTGATGTCATCCTTGTCGAGATACATCCCCTGATTCGTCAGGCCGCCCGTCCATTCCAGAATCTCCCCCGCCGGATAGTCCTTAGTCCTGACGAAAACCCATCCCGGTTCGCGTCCCAGAGCGTTTATACGTCCGCATCCGCTGAGAATTATCCTGTCACCGCCGATATTGCCCAGAATGGCGGCTATCTCGGCCTGTTGCTGCAGGTATTCAAGCCCCTCGCAGTCAAGCGGGAAATCCTTGTTTGGCTGGTTCAGATAATTACCCGTATACCTCTCAAGCTGTTTTCCTGTATATATCTCAACTGTGTCCATTGTCATTCTTCTCTTTTATGGTTATTCTCATTTATAGTTTATAGCATAGCGCTTGCCTGCCGGTTTATACATATTGATGACCGCCCGAAGCCGCGTTTCCGTTGCCCGGTTGTTCAAGTCATCCGGCACTCCTACCCAGAAGTCATAGCCGCGCAGCTCGGAATAACCCTCTCGGCGGAGTCTGAAAACATCCTGTCCGCGACGGCATATCTTTACCACTCTACCTGTCTCACGTTGCCACACGACCCCGGAAGCTCCTGTGCCCGACGCCTCCCCCTGCCAGTCTTCTATAGTGATCCGGCGCAGACGTGGATCAAAAATATCGTTCAGCGCCCCGCGCAGCTTACACACCTGTCCGTTGTGCCCGAGCCTGTAAGCCGTCTCCTGTCGGAAACCCCACAGCTCCCTGACAAGCCGGTTCAGCGGCCTCACTCCGGCGTAGATCAGCGCTCCGGCTACAGGACGGCGCAGCCATGTCGGAAGCGTCAGCAGAGCCAGACGCCTCATATTGATCCTGTAGATATTATCACTGTTGCTCATCGTAGGCCTTCATGTTTATAGTGATCTCGCCCGCCTTGAAATATCCCGCGGCCGGAGTCAGACGCGCGTTGATAGTCCGCGCCGTCAGCTCCCCCGCCACCCGCGCCGAACTTCCCAGCAGCTCCACGACCCTGACGCCTGCGACTGTCTGCAACGCGTCGACAAGCGCCATATTGGTGTATTCGCCGTTAAAAGGCAGATTCCTGATATATTCATTTATAGCCGACAGGCACGACTCTTTTACGCCTCCCGGATCAAGCATCGCGTTATAATATATGTCTACCGTGCAGTTGAACGTGTCAGGCTCCATGTTCACAAGTGAGACCCTGACCCCCGCGTCCTTAACCTCCGATAGATAGGCACGGAGCTGTCGCTCATGGGCAGCGATAAGGGGGCGCCGTGAGCCCGGTTCCCCTCCGGCAACCTTGATCGTCAGAACACTCGTGTCAGCGCTCTCTGTCGCTACGGCGTGTCTGACAACACGCGCCTTCTCGATCTCGTCCTCGCTCATCCCCGACGTGTCATATCGGTCGCTGTCCTCCATCAGTTCCATATCGGCCATGAAAGCCAGCGCCTTGTCGCGATACCACTTCGCCCGGTGTGGCATCAGCCTGTCAAGCTCAGCCTCAACCTCCGCCCGGTGTCGCCCGACGAGCTGCTCAAGAACCCACGCGCCGACGGCCCAGGTATAGAACAGAATATTCTCTACGCTCGCCGCAGAAAAATGTTCAGAAAACGCGCTCCCGGCCCTGAAACCGTAACGCTCGGCCGCCTGCTCGTTCCTCATGAACTCCGCTGCGATCTCTTCCTTGATCTCTTTTATGCTTCGTGCCATATCTTTTACCGTTATTTAAAAACCGTTTAAACAATCTCGAAATCAATCTCGATCCCCATTTCGCCGATACCCCCGTATGGACACCGCGCTATATCTTCCGCGCTCGCCTCGGTCGCCGGTCTGACACGGTCATCACTAAAGCGCGACAAAACCCTGTGGTCAACGTTCTCAGTCACATCTGCCATATAATGCTGCCCGTTAATGACGGTTCCTGTGGGCGAAAGTGAGTTAAGGGCACAAAACTCTATCAGACACTCAATTGTTCCCCCGCATATCATGGCAAGGTCAAGAACGCTTGCGCGGTCATATCCTGTAATTGTCGCTGTCATATCGTGATCTTCAGTTTTCCGTCTCTGACTTCTACGTTTCTGACGTCATGGCCCATTACCCGACACATATTTTTCAATCGGTTTGGCCAGAATCTCAAAACATTTCCATGGAACATTCTGGGCAGCTCGCCTCCTATGAGGGGGAATTCCTTGTATTCTCCACGCGCCGACAGTGTTATTTGCTCAATACATTGCAGCGTGTTATCACCAAGGACTGCAGACCCTCCGTGAATATCAATGTCGCCCGTTTTCCTGTCTATGAGAATTGCGTTTGCCATTATCAATATTCTGTAGATGAAATAATATAGTCATCATCGCTTAGCGCGCTGATCTCAATTACCTGTCGGTTTGAATAGGTCTGCTGCTTTACCGAAAAGCCCGTTACCACAATATGGGAAATCCCGAACATATCGAGAAACGCCGAGCTGACTTCCAGAGCTTCCGGCCTTTCCATTATCTCGCGTAATTGGCTGACCGCCTTTTCCGGGTATTGGTCTATTATCTCATTGTTACCGTCCACCGAAACGATGCCGACCGTCATACTTAGCTGATAATCGCCATCAGTAATATATTCTTTTATAGTTCCTTTCCGACCGACGAGCGCCGTTTTTACGATCTCCTTCTGTAAGGCAACATTTATAACTATGTCGTTTATTGTCAATATTCCTTCTCCGGGAACATTTATCTGTAAATCGGTAAGGACATATCGCCCGAGCCAGTAGTCGCCGTTTCCGTTCCACCTTTCCTCACTGGCGTTTATCGGCGTGTATTCTCCCGTTCTTTTGGTAGGTATCGAGTATCCGGGAAGTGTGGCGAGCTTGTAGTCCTCCTGCTTCATAGCGTCGCGGTCTTTGTTTAGCCGAAGACGGTACGCAAGGCCCTTGGCCTGTATCGCCGCACCGGCGGCAACAAAACGAGCGTTTACTATGTCGAATGTATAATTCTGCATGGTGATATTATAAAGCGTAGTTGGCGTCGTTGACAGCCGAAAGCAATGCTTCGGCAACAGCGTCCTTTATGCGCTCCTTGCTTTCGTTGAGATTGTTTGTGGTGATGGTAAACTTGTCGATAAGTCTGTCGATAGTGATATTGATGTTCTTGACACGGTCGGTTTCTTTGGAAGCGCCGCCACCGACCCCACCGAGGGCGCTCCCGATGGGTGATGCGCCGCCGCCGTTGTCGGAACCGCCGTCAATGTTACCACCGCCTCCGCCACCGGGATTGTCAACGGGCTGTTCGGGATGATCCGCAGCCCATGAGCGGCCGGCGGCCTCGCGGCCAAGACGGGCGATCTTGTCAAAATTCAGTTTCGAGGCTATCCAGTTGTATCTGTCGATAAACCAATTTATGAGGGCGTGGAACTTGTCGCGCACCCAGTCGATGATTCTGCCGAAGAATCCCTTTATTGCGTTGGCAACATTCTTGAACGCTGTCGCAAGAGGCTTGCAGATTGCACTGACTTTCGCAATTACGGCGTTGACTACATTGACCACAAAATTGCGGACAGCCATGATCCACGAGCGGATCTTATTGACAACGGCCATGAAGATATTGGCCACCCTCTGAGCCATAGCCTTGATGCTGTTCCACACACCGACGGCAAACTCCGCTATCCTTTGGGCTATGCCGGAGATTAGTCCCCATGCATATGAGAATAATGCCTTAATGCCCTCCCATGCCGTAAAGACGGCCACTCGAAACTCATAACACTTATCCCATAACTGTTGTATTACGGCAATGACAACGGTGATTGCGGCGGCTATCCATCCCACGATCGGGATGTTCATAATCGCCACGCCTATCGAGCGGCACACGTTGGTCGCCACGGCCTTGAACGCGAGCCAATAACCGCCGGAGGCAGTAACGGAGGCGTTCATAATTACCAGCCCAGCGCAGACGTTGCGTATCGAGGAAACTACGCCCGAAAAAGCGCCTTTGAAGTTGACACTTCTCAGAAAGATTATGGCCTTGGCCGCGCCCCAGATCAGAGGCACAAGCTGTGACAGCGGCATCAGTGCGCCCAATACCACCTGCGTCCATATCCCGAGATCGCCGCAGCAATTGAAAATTGAAATTTTGAAATCGTCGAACCGGGCCTGAACGCGGGCGAGGCGCTCGTTATAGGTCGCCATCACGATGTCCGCCTGGTCGATGGCGGTTGTCGTGCCTGTGATTGCCTCCGTCCATTGCTGAACCTTGGGGACGCCCTGCACAAGCGCCATTGCGGCGGCAGAGTTCTCCTTGCCGAACAGCTTGCTGAACAGCGCGTCGTCGGCCATTACGGGCTTAAGGACTTCGAGGCGCTCCGCGAGTGATTTGGACTTGTCGGTTAGATTGTTGACGCTAATCCCGGCGGCGGCGAGTTCCTCGCGCACGTCCTTGGGAAGAAAACGGCCTTGCGCGAGTGTTGACATGACGTTGCGCAGGGCCACACCGCCCTCGGATCCTTTCTTGCCCGCCTTGTCGAGCACCTGAATGGCGGCGTTCGTTTCCTCAAACGACACTCCGGCGGCTTTCGCGGCCATACCGCATTGTTCGAGGGCGACCTTGATGGCGGGCAGCTCTGCGGAACCCTCGCGGGCGGCAGCGGCCATTGTGTTCATCATCTCCCACATTCGGTCAGACGCCGCCATCGGGTCGTCGAGCGATACCCCGTATTGGTTCATGGCCGTAGTCAGAACCTCGGCAGCGGCAGTCGCGTCGCCGCCCATCATCTTGCTAAGGGTGGCTACGTTTTTGCCCATGTTGTTGAGCGCCTCGCTGTTTTTGGTCAGTTCCGGCGAAAGCTGCGAGAGCAGTAGCTTATAGGAGTTGACGGCGCCCGCCGCTGATACGCCGAACTCCTTGGCCGACGAGCGGGCGTATTTCTCCAACGTCGCATATTCCTCGGAGGTAACGCCCGCAATGGCTTCCAGTTCGGCGAGCTGCGATTCGAGCTGCGCGCCCGGAGCAAGCGTCTCGTTCATCGCCTGACCCAGGTTCTGAACGTATTGCGTGAGCTGATTGAACGCCAATATCTTTCCCTCGAACGTATCCCACAGCGACGTGGTCGCACGTAGATTCCTCTGGAGGTTCTCGACCCCTCCCGAAATCTCGGCGACCACGGCATTGCAGTTGCCGCTTATGTTGAATGCATAATTGAAATTGTAGTTGCTCATTCACAGCGGTTCCTTATTCTTCAGGTGAGAATAGTCTGGCGAGTATTCTTGCGGTATTTTCGAGACGGAAGTTCTCAACCCATACAGCTTGTTGGAAAAGCATAGCCCATTGCTCGTCGTCAAGCATGTTTGGATCTATATGGAAATTGGCCCGGATCAAGGCGCATCCTTTGGCTATCTCCCCGGGGTCGTTTTCCTCCACGCCCCCGGAGAGTTGGTGCGCCTCTACAAGTTTTTTAGCTTAGAGACACACTTGCCGAAGATGTTCTGCAGCTCGCCGACGGCCTGCAGCTTGTAGACGGCATCGGTCTTCATCATTGCCGAGCCGCCGAGCCAGCAGTTGTCGAACATCACCTCTGCGGCCTTTACGTCGTTGCTCTTGGCAGTGGCCGAGAACGCCTGCATAGTCTTCATGTCAGGGCGGCGGAAGTAACCACGGTGAAGCTCCCCGAATTCCTGATCGGCCACCTCGATTTCCACAACGCGCCCGTGTCTGGTTTTCAATGCCGAAAGCTGATCTTCGGTCATGTCGCCGTTGATGATTTTGTAGCCGGAGGTGTCGATCTCGATTGTCATGTTTTCCTGATTCATGTTTTGCGGTTTTGTGCCGGGTCGGGGCGGTTCTCTCTCCTTGCTCCTGCCCCGGCGGGTTATTGATTTTTGTTTTAGCGTGTGGCCTTTAGGTCACACACCGTCAGGCTTGCCATATTCGATATGGCTCGGAAGCAGCGGCAGCTCCACCTGTTGGTTCATGTCCCCCTCCTTCCAGTCGCGCACGTTCTCGGTAAACTCGCAGTTGCGGATATTGTCAACCACGATCACTCCGTTGGGCGGCAGATACGCCACCTCGATGTCAAACGGCGCGATGTCCTGAAGTCGCCCCGTCGGCGAGTTGCGGCTGATGGCCACCACCTCGCTCATATAGAGCGTGATTTTTGCCTCGGGGGTGATGCGCCCACGGCTGCGGCTCACCGGGTGGCGTCCCGAGCCGTAGTTGTTCTGTTTGTCCTGCTTATCGGAGTAACTGATGGCGACGATGCCCGTGACGGGCACACCGTTGATGCAGGTCTTGATGTCGCCCCACGAATACTCTTCGCCGTTGATCAGGGGCACTCCGTTATAGGCTGCGTCTATTGCGTTCATTACTTTGGTCGGTTAGTTGGTTAGACACCTGCGGCGTAGCCGATCTCAAGATCGAGATTGCGCATCACGCCGACAGGAACATTCTTGATAACTCCGCGCACACGCGACGTCGAAAGTATGTTCTGGTCGGGGTCGATGTAGAATCTGTAGCCGCTCAGCTCACCGTCGCGCTCCATCTCTTCAAGAGCCTTGTTGCCTGTGGTGATAAGATGCTCCACGGTGGTGCGCTCCAGTTTCCCGGTGCTTGCGTCCGCTTTCATAGGTCGGCCGAGTTTCGGCAGAAGGTAGCTGCGGATTGCGCGAACTGCCTTGTCCATAGTGCGCACGTCACTGATGTAGGCATAATCACTCGTCGGAAGATCGAGGGTGTGGTTGTCGTTGAAGAATGTTCCCGCGAATCCCTCATAGGTGCGACAGAAGATGAAACGGTCTGCGTCAAGTTCCTCTATGGTGGCTGTGTCGAGATCGCGGTATCTGGTGCCGTCGCCGAAAGCCGCCACCGCTATGTTTGTCGGGAACTGCTCCACCCACGCGATGCTCTGATGCACTTTGGCCTTACTGACCGCACCGAGCAGATCGCCCAGAGCCGACACGCTCGCCTTGGCTGCGTTCGCCGCGTCGCTGTATAGAGCTGCGGCAACCCCCTCACCATCCTGCGCGATGACAACCGACACATTCTTGCGACCTGCCTTGGCATAACTCTCAAGTTGTGTCACATCCGTCACCTTGGGTGCATAGAGTATCGACAGCGGCTTGTTCTGCGCCTCGAGAGTTGTGGCCACGGATTGCAGGGAGTTGACGATAGTCTCGCTCAGCTCCGCCGCGCCGTTCCATACGCCAACCTGACGCAGACGACCTCCGACGAAACTCTGGAGCTGCTTGATCTCTGAGAATGCGTTTGCGCCCGCTGCGGGCTTAAAGATCCCCACATAGAGGCTCACGCCCGGGTTCATGTTGAAGATTGACGCGAGGGTGTAGTGCAGCACCTTGGTTTCCCATGCCTCAGCGTCGGCGGTGATGCCCAGCTTCTCGGCGGTCTCTATCGTCGAGATCGCGTGAATGCGTTCCGTGTCGGTGAATCCCTTCACGCCCTCGTCGGCCACGGGAAGTGTCGCCGAATAGAACACAAGGCCGCTGATATGGTCTTCGCCCGCGAGCGACCGCACCAGATTGCCGTTGGTTCGGGTTATGGTAAGGTTCTGCATTATGCCTCGACGTTTTCGGGTTCGTTATTGATGGGTTCCCCCGTCAGTTCGTCTACCTCCGGCTCGTTGTCGGCGCGTTCCGACACGTCGGCTTTGCTCGCCTTGCTCGCCGCTACTGCGGCCTTTAGTGCGGCGATCCCGCGCTTGGTGCTGAACACATCGCGGTTCTGCAGTGTGTTTGCGTGATTCTGAGCGTCGTTGCGGGTGTAGAATGCGGCGCCGTCAGAGGTAACGTGAACCTCGTTGATGTCGGGGTTCTGTTTCAGAACGTCGGCGGCTATCTTTTCGGCGGCTTTAGAGGCCACGGTGGCCGGGGCGTTTTTTGCGGTTTCTTTTTTCTTTGCCATTGGTGTATGGGTTAATTGTTCTTTTGTCTGTGGATAATCGCTTTGACAACGGCCGCTGACAGCCATAGAAAGAAACAGGCCATTATCAGTCCGGCGAGTATTCCGGCTATCGCGGTGCCGACCGCTGTGCCGCGTTTCTCGCTGCTCCGGGTCAAGCTGATCCCCGAAGCCGTTGCATTGCTTTTTGTCGTCGTATTATTGTCGGCTGTTACTGTAGTCCTGATGTCGGCTGAGGCACTGTCGCACTTTGCAAGAGCTGTCTTTACCCGGCTGTCGCTCCGGCTTCTGGCTTCATGCCTCTCTCGGATCAGGCTCATAAGCGGTGGTGTGCCCGTAGCACTGTCCGGCGGCTGTGTCGTGTCGAAAATCTCGGTTACGCGCTCGGTCGATTCGTCCCGATCCTCCACTCTGAGCAGCCATGCGGCGAGCCATTCATTCAGATGAAGCTCGGTCGCTATCGACATGCTGTCCGTCCGGTGGGTGTCCGTCGAGGTCGTTTGCGACTGCGACAAGCGCGTTTGTGACTGTGACTCCGATGCTGTCCTTTTTTGCGTGGCGCAACTCGTGGCTGACAGGACAATTGACAGCGTGAGGGCAAGAATTGACTTTTTCAATCGCATTGGTGAGAATGTCTACTTTTTCCTGCAACTGAACCATATCCTTGCGCAGCGGCTCGACCACCAGTTCCATTATCATCTGTATGGCCTTTTTGTCGTTGTCGAGCTCATGCCCGCGCACATCAGAGAGTGTTTTCTGAACGTCGGCGCGGAGCTGATCTACCTCGGCTTTATGCTTTGATCTGAGAAAAATGGCCGTCAGCAGTGCCGAGAGCGGCGCGGTGATGATCGCCACCACTGCGGCAAGGATTGTTTCAGTCATTCGTTATTATTGTTTTATTCCGATCTCTTTGAGCCACGCCGATACTTCGAAACTCGGACACGCTTTCATCCACTCGAAAGGTTCGATGATGCCGTTGCCGTTACGGTCAGGGCTGAGGTCGCGGTGACCTATGATTTTCACGTCGGGATGCCGGGTGTGGAAGTCACGCACATATTTTGCCATCGCGCTTTTTTGCGCTGCCGTGCGTGTGTCCTTTGGCCTCATGTTCCTGTCGCATCCACCGGCATAGGCGATATGTCGGCTGACGCTGTTATATCCGGCTGCGCCGTTGGTGACCTCCCATGGGTCAACCATCGCGTCTTCGTTGTTGTCGACGAGGCGTTCGATTCGTCCGTCGAGCCTGATGAGGTCGGTATAGCCCGGCTGTTTCCACCCGCGACCGCCCGCCGATTTGGGCGCGGTGTGCATCCGTCGGATGTCGGCTGCTGTCACGTCGCGCCCCTCGGGAGTGGCGGTACAGTGGATAACGAGATATTTAAGTGCTTTTTTCATTTATGTAGGGATAGCTGTTATCAGCCGTTGCCACCCTGAGCGGGTGCGGCAGGTTTGGGTGCGCTCACGATGGCGCCCAGGCCCTCGGCCTTCTTGGGAAGACACAGTGTGTAGGTGCGCATGGAGAAAAGGTTCTCCTGTGTGGTGGGATTGCTTGCCGCCTCCTGCAGATAGGTCTTGGTCGAGCCGTTGGCCTTCATGGTGCGCTTGAGCGAGAACGCCACGGAGCTCTGACGGTCGGTCGTCGTGGGGATGGCGCCGTAGGACAGTTTCTTCTTTGTCGTTGTGTTGAAGTAGGGGCAGGCGTTAAACTCGTAGACCTCGAAGCCGTAGAGGCGGGAGATTGCACCGCTCTCATAGTTGTAGTACTGTGCCGCAAACTTCTGATCCTGTTCAAGAAGGTCGGCCACATGGTCGGCGCAGAGAACGAGAATGCGTCCCTCGGCGGGTACCTTTGCCTTGTCGAATGCCTTCTTGAGCGCGATGATGTCGGAGCGGGTCAGTCGCAGGCGGTCGTCCACGACCTCGCCGGTGGTGAGCAGCACCGGGGTCGCCGTCTTGTTCTCGGCGGGTGCGATCGAGTGGATTGCACGGTTGAATTTTGTCTCCAAGAATGCCTCTTTGTGGCGTTCCACCACCGAGGCCATCTTGTCATAGCCCAGGGCATGGAGTTCGTCGTCGGTCACTCGGGTCGGCTTGGTCTGGAATTTGTCGAGCCTCACGGCGATGTCCCCGTCCTCCAGTGTCTCGATCTCGAGGGGATAGGTCGTGTTGTTCACAAGCACCTCGGGGTCGGCGCCGATGTCCACCATGTGGATGGTGTCTTTTTCAACATATTGGTCATAGCTTTGGATCTTGTTGTACCAGCCTACAGCGGCCTCGGCGGCGCGGAACGCCTTTACAAGTTCCCCCGTCCACACCTCGGGGTATAGCCCGGCGCGGAGTGCGCCCGCAGGGGCGAGTCCGCCCATGAGCGACGTGCCGATGGCGATGGAGTCGAGTGTGAGTGCCCCGACCGCGGGTGTCACTCCCACCGTTGCGCCAAGGGTCGCGCCCATAACGCTTGTGGCCGTAAGACCGATAATCATGCCCATAAGGGCGAGAAGAAATCTTTTCATTCGTCTGTCTGATATTTGTTGATGTTATTTGTTGGTTGCGGGTCAGAATTCCGGGGCGAAGCCGAAGTGTTCGCGGTATAGGCGCACATATTCTTCGCGATTGTTGTCGCGCAGATCGGCGAGTTGGTCTGCTGTGGCTGTCGCCCATGTCAGCTTTACATTGGTTGCGGTTCCCGCACTGCCGACGGTCTTCACGAGGTCGAGGGGTTTCTGTGCCGGGGTCATGTCGGCGAAAAGAGCGTTTAGGCTGTCAAGGCCGATCTGCTTGCCCAGATTGAGATACTTGTCTTTCTTGTCGGCGGTGATGCGCTTCTCCTTGATGGCCCTATCTACCGAATCGGTAATGCGGGCGAGCGTCATCGTAGCTTTTTCTTCCTGCAGTCTGCCGATGGCGGCAACCGCTTCGTCTTCGGTCGCGCCGGTCGCGAGGCCGAGTTTCAAAAGAATTTTTTCCATGTTCTTTTTTTGATTGTTGTTTTGGGGTTGTTTTTTGGGATCTTTCGGGGTCGACAATGACAACAGCGGCAGATGGCTGTTTTCCTCTCCGGCGGCGAGAGTGAGCAGCTTCCCCTCATGATAGAGACCCACCTGCAGCGCGTCGTCATTAGCTCCGATGTCGACCACCGACACCTCTATCAGTTTGCTTTTCGTGATTGTCGGCCTTGTCTGTCCGGCCACGAGCAGCTTGGGATCCTCGCTCCATTCAATGATGTCAAGCCCGGCGCTCAGCATACGCAAGGTGCCGCGATCCCACTTTTTTGAGATGTTGCGTTCGTCTTCAGTGTCGTCGTCAAATTTCGGGGTGCCGTATAGTATGCCGTTCTCCACCCGAAGATTAGTCATTATGCCTATGGGCATATCCTCTTTGCGCCCGCGTCGGTGCATAAAGAGGACAATCGGATTTTTCTCGTACTGCGTGAGGTCTATGCCTGCTGTCAGCACTCGCGAGCCGTAGCTGTTTATCCGCTCGGTCGATATTATCGCTTCTTTCATATTGTTGTGATGTCAGAAAAAAATGTCGGCGCAGCTGTGTGGCACTTCAACCTGTTGAAAACCCTGTGCCGCTGCGCCGACGGCGTCGCAGAAAGGGGGTTGTGGCGGAGGCCGGATTCGAACCGTGCGACCTCGAGGGAATGAACCTCGCGAGCTACCGGGCTGCTCTACTCCGCGATATGGATTTCGACGGCAAAGTTCGCCCGGCTTTATCCCTCTGCAAAACAGAGTGTAAAAACTTTACACTCCATTTTCTCTCGCCGTCGTTTTAGGCCAATTTTGCACCGTCAAATCACATTAAAAACCATTTCAAATAATTTCGCTATGAATGGCAAACAAGATTTCATCAGATAAAAAGGAATTCGCCGAGGCCCTTTTCATGCAGGGTATGCCTCAGAACTCCATCGCCGAAAAAGTCGGTGTGTCCGCCAATACTATCGGCAAATGGGCCAAGGATGGCTGCTGGGCCGAGAAACGCGCGGCCCAGACTCTCACCCGAAAGGAAGTTGTCAATAACGTTCTCCGCTCCCTTAATAAGTTAGCCGAAAAGCTCGGCGAGGCCGAACTTAAGGAAGTGGGTGGTCTTGCCGATCAGATAGCCAAGCTTTCGGCTACCATCTCAAAACTCGATAAAGAGGCCTCCGTCGTTGACTTCATCGAGTGCTTCATGGCCTTTGGCCGTTGGCTCGAATATCAGGCCGAGACTGACCCCGCAATCACGGCCGAGTTCCGAATGATGGTCAACAAGTATCAGAACAAATATATCCTCGAACTTCTTGGAAGCAAAATAGCGGCATAATCGCAGCGTATGGCCAGACACACGGCAAAAGATCGCAAGGAAGCGATTGAACAGTGGAAGCAATGGTGCGAGACGGTGCAGACGCGCTCCGTCGTAGCGGTCAGGGAGACTCCCGCACAGAAGGAGAAACGCATTGCGTGGCTTCTCGCGGACTACGGCCGTTTCTTCAATTACTATCTCGCGCATTATTGCAACGACGAGGAAACCGGCAAACATACCGACTGCGCTCCGTTTCAGATCAAGGCCGCCCATACCCTCCGTGATCATGACAATATCCAGTATGCCGCCCGGTGGGCGCGCGGCCATGCCAAATCAGTCCATTTCGATGTCGGCATCCCGCTATATCTGAAAGCTCTGCGCAAGCTCCATCTGATGGTGCTTGTCGGAAAGAGCAAGGAAAATGCCGAGACTCTTCTGGGCGACATTCAGGCCGAGTTCGAGTTCAACCAACGCTATATATCAGATTTCGGCACTCAGAAGGTCGTCGGATCGTGGGAAACAGGAAAGTTCGTCACCGCCGACGGCAGGGCATTCTTCGCCCGGGGTCGCGGTCAGTCACCTCGCGGTCTCCGCTATAAACGCTATCGTCCCGACTATGTCGTTATCGACGATCTCGACGACGATGAGCTTGTCAATAATCCCGACCGTGTCAATCGTCTGACAAAATGGGTCAAGGAGGCCCTTTTCGGCACCCTCGACGGTGGCCGTGGCCGTTTCTGTATGGTCGGCAACCTTATCGGAAAAAATTCTGTCCTCGCCAATTTCATGGCTTCCGAAGGCGTCGTGGTCTCCAAGGTCAACGCTATCGACCGTAACGGCAAACCCTCCTGGGCGGCTAAATGGACTATTGAAGAAATCCGTAAACAAGAGGCTTTCATGGGGTATATCTCGTTCCAGCGCGAGATGATGAACAATCCCATTACCGAGGGATCGATCTTCCGCAACGACTGGATCCGTTGGTGCAAGCCTCTTAAACTCGCCCGCTATGACTATCTCGTATGCTACTGCGACCCCTCGTTCAAGTCCACTACCCGAAACGACTACAAGGCCATCAAGCTTTGGGGCAAGACGGGGACTGACCTCCATTGCCTCGCCGCCTTTGTCCGGCAATGCTCGGTCGCCGAAATGGTCGGATGGTTCTATGACCTCCACGAGAAGATCACCGCCGCCAACGCTGTCTGCTCTTACTATATAGAGGCGAATTTCCTGCAGCAGATCCTGCTCGACGAGTTCGTGCGCGAGGGCAACGAGCGCGGCTATCAGCTACCCATCTTCGGCGACAAGCGCAAGAAGCCCGACAAGTTTCAGCGTATCGAGGCTATTTCCCCGCTGTGGGAGCACGGCCACGTCTATTATAACGAACGTATGAAAAACGACCCGGATATGCGCGTAGGCATAGACCAGACCCTATCGTGTGAGCGCGGTATGACCGGCCATGATGACGGCCCGGACGCCGACGAGGGGGCAATTTTCATACTGCAGGGGCTGACCCGTCAGCAAACTTTCAAACCATCATACGGCAGACGTAAGTCGCCGAAATCCTCCTGGTAACAACAATAACCGTCCTTTTTGATATGAAATTCTTTCAGAACTTAAAGAATTATTTCCGTGCGGTCATCTTCGACTGCCGTCTTCGACATTGCCGCCGCGAGGCTGACCGCCGTCGCGCACTCTCCGGGCAGAAACAACTCGTTATCGTCCTCAACCGCCGTCCGATCGTCGTCAGTAAGCGACATATTAAGAAGCTTGTCCGCGAGGGTATGTACCGCCGTGGTGTAACCGCCGCCGACATCGAGGCAAAGGCTATCTACCGAACCATATAATATTTACCTCGCTATGTCTTTCCTTACAACTGACGATTACCGCGTGGTTACCTGCCCCGCTGACCTCGAAATCATCTGCCAGTCCTCCGAAGAGATCCGTCAGCAGGCCGAACGCACCGCTATGGAGGAAGTGGCCGGTTATGTCCGAACACGCTATGACATCGATGCGGCTTTTGCCAGCCCCGACATCGAGCGCAACCCGCTGCTTGTGCAGCTCACCGTCTGCATAGCCCTGTGGTGGCTTGGCCAATGGTTGCCCGGCATGATCGGCGGTGAGATGCGCCAGACTCTTTATGACAACGCCATATCCCGCCTCAAGGATATTCAGAAAGGCAATTTTACGCCCGATTTTCCCGAATATCCCGAGGGTGGCGATCCCGACAGCGGCCTCGGCGGCAATCCTATCCGTTACTCATCGATGAAGAAAAACGGGTGGGAATGGTAACCGCGAAAACCTTGTTTAATCAGCGTTTGAACGATGTTAAAACTTTCGGCAAGAATTGAAATTACAGGCGAAAAAAAGTGGGTATTCGAGAAAATAGCCGCTTGCGAGATCGTGCGCGACAGCGGCGCGCTCACAACCACCTGCAAGCTCACTCTCCCCCGAAAGGTGAAATGGAAGGGAGAGGCTTCCAATCCTATCAAACGCGGCGACAAGATTTCCGTATGGCTCGGCTATGATGACAACCTGCAGCTCGCTTTCTCCGGCTATGTGCTCCGCAAGGGGTTCAAGGCTCCCATCGAGATTTTCTGCGAGGACGAGATGTTTATGCTCAAACAGACTCCCTGCGTCAAAAAGTCATATAAAAACGTCGATATTCAGACGCTGCTTAAAGAACAGAACCTGCCTTATGACATCAAGGTGCTCGGCGAGCAAAACATTGGTCAGTATCGTGCCAACTTTGAAACGGTCGCTGAGCTGCTTGCCCATCTAAAGGAAAACAATATCCGCACCTTCTTCCGTATCGAGGACAATAAGCCCGTGCTTTATTGCGGTGTCCTTTTCGACCACGGCAATGAGATGCGGCAGGTTTTTGCCACCGGGGTCAACATTATCTCTGACAGCAGCCTTGACGAGCAGAAGGCCGAGGACGTGAAGATTAAGCTGAAAGTGGTCAGTCTCCAGCCCGACAATAAAAAGAAGATAAAGGTCGAGGTGGGCGACGCCGACGGCGAAAAGCGAGCACTGCACTGCTATGGCAAAACCGAGGCCGAGGCCAAGGCGTGGGGCGAGCAGGAACTGGAGAGGCTGAAACGCGACGGTCTCACCGGGTCGTTTCAGACTTTCGGGAACGTGCTGCTCGATGTGCTCGACGTTATCGGAATCAAGATTGACGGCAAGCGCAAGGGCAAATATCAAGTCGCAAAGAATACAATCACTTTCGGAAGCGGCGGCTTCCGGCAAGACATAACCCTCGGCGCGAGGGCCGCTGAATAATCGTGCAAATGAGTGCAGAAGCAAAATTTATTTTGATTATGCCGAGTGCAGCCGATTATGCAATTTATAATTGAATGAACATACAGAACGCCATAAAACAGCTTGCTCTCGCGGGCTCTGAAATGTATCTGACGGTCTGCACCGTGGACGCCGTGGACGAAAAGGCGCGGACTATCGACTGCACTCCAATCAACGAGGGAGCGCAGATTCTTGGCGTCAATCTGCAGGGCAACCAAGAGCAGGAGATTGGCGTGGTGTCGTTCCCCGCCGTTGGCTCCGACGTCGTGGTGGGATTCATCAATCCCGCCGTGGCTGTTGTGGTACTGACAACGGAACTGACAAAGACCGTCGTCACCATCGGCAACACGGAGGCCACCGTCGAGGATAATTCCGTTGTACTGAAAACGCAGAAGGGCGCCGTGACACTAACCGCCGACAATCTCAAAGTCGACATCGACGGAACGACGCTTGAACTGAAAAAAGGTTTATCAACTTGGAACGGCGGCACCGAGACGACCGCCAACGCCACTGAATTGCAAACGCAGCTCAACAAGTGCAAGGCGAGAATTGATCAGATTGTCACCGCTATCAAAACGGGGACTCCGACTCCGCAGGATGGCGGCGCGGGCTATCAGAAAACAATGACTGCGATGCTGACGGCCCCGGCCGAGGACTATTCCAATATCATCGACAATAAAATCAGACATTAAATGGCAAATAAACGATACCCCTCACAACTGAGAACCATAGAGTCGATCCGTCTGGCCGCCCGCGAAAACAATGCGGCCAAGGGTGGCGGTTCCATGCGTAAACGCAAGAGCCTCGTTATGATGCTCAACCAACAGACACGGTCTCTGACCAAGCAGGACGTGGCCCGCTGGCGCCGCGCCTGGGCTATAGCCCTCAACATTGACAATCCTAAGCGTGGCGCCCTTTATTCCATCTATACGGATACTCTTGTAGATCTGCACCTCACGGGCTGCTTTATTCAACGTTATCACAAGACACTGCTAAAAGCTTTTGTCATTGTCGACAAAAACGGGAAGGAGGATGACGAGGCTCTGAAAATATTCAAGAGCAAATGGTTTCATCATTTTTTGCTCCGTGCCCTTGAATCTATCGGATGGGGACACTCCCTCATCCAGTTGGGCGATGTCTTCACTGACGCCAACGGTGTGATGAAGTTTTCTGATGTCGAACTTGTCCCGCGTGAACATGTCTGCCCTGAATATGGCGTTCTGCTCCGCGACAGATCGGACTCGCCTGATCAGGGTATACCTTACCGCGAGGGTGCGGTATCAGACTGGTGTGTGGAGGTCGGTGATTCCCACGACCTCGGTCTGTTACTTAAATGTGCTCCGCAGGCTATCGCTAAAAAGAACATGACAACCTATTGGGATGTGTTCGGAGAGATTTTCGGTATGCCTATGCGCGTCGGAACCACAACATCGCAGAACCCCGCCGATCGCAAGCAGATCGAGGTCATGCTTGAAGAGATGGGGGCGGCCGGGTGGGCGCTCTTTCCCGAGGGAACTACAATCGAAATAAAGGAGTCGTCCCGCGGCGACGCCTACAATGTCTATGACCGCCGTATCGACCGCGCAAACTCCGAGATGTCCAAGGGCGTTCTCGGTCAGACCATGACTATTGACAACGGCGCCTCACATTCTCAGTCAGAAACTCACCTCGAGGTGTTCGAGAATATATGCGCCGCTGACGCCAGACTCATTGAGTATGTCGTGAACGACGACCTTATTCCCAAGATGATCCGTCTCGGGTTCCCCCTCGCCGGGCTTACTTTCAAGTGGGACGACGCAGCCTCTTATTCACCTGCTGAGCAACGCGAGCTTGAACGTGTCATGTTGCAATATTTCGATATAGATCCGCAATATTTCATTAATAAATACAAAATCCCTATCACCGGGGTCAAGCAGTCGGCAGACTCTTTTTTCGAGTAGGGGGTGATGATTCTTCCGAGGAAGCGCCTAAAGCGGTTTCTGACAAAAAAGAAGATAGCCCCCTGAAACAGCAAAAGGCAAAAGCAGACCATTACCGCCTTTTCAATCGTGCTGTCAGTTCTCTGTATAAGTCTGACCTGCTTACTCTCTCGTCCGGGAGTGTCGGGCGTGTGGAGTTTGACCATAAGGTGTTTGACCACGCCGTGCGCGAAGTTTTCGCCAAAGGTGGTTTCTCCCCGGAGATGTTGGCCGATCCTGCCGTGACTCCGCTTATCGAGGAAACATACAAAGCCCTCAACAAGGCCATCGACACGGCCATCAAGACAGAAACGCCGCCGGAACTGACTGCTGCTTTACAGAATAATGCGTTTATATTCTCCGGCTTCAAGACACATCATTCACTCTCCGAGGTGGGACTTGCGCTGACAGATGCCGACGGCAAGGTCAAACCGTTCGAGGTATTCCGGCGCGATGTGGAGGCCATCGACAAAAAGTATAACACCAACTATCTTTATGCCGAGTATAACCACGCCGTCCACACTTCGCAGATGGCCGTCAAATGGAATGACTTCATGGCCGACGGCGACCGTTACAATCTGCAATACCGCACTGCGGGCGATGAGCGCGTCCGATCCGAACATGCCGCTCTCGACAAAATCACGCTTCCGCCGTCCGACGAGTTCTGGAAGTCCTATCTGCCGCCCAACGGGTGGAATTGCCGCTGCACCGTCGTGCAAGTGCTCCGTGATGATTATCCGATGTCCGACCCCGCTGTTGCCAAGGCGGCGGGTGACGCCTGCACCGACGATCCGAAGGGCCGGATCTTCCGCTACAACGCCGGACTGGAAATGACCGTCTTTCCGAAGAAGCACCCCTATCTCCCCAAAGGCTGCGACGGGTGTCCCCGAAATGGCGGCAGCGGTCTATCCCTCGGCAGGGTTCCGGGAAGCGAGAAGTGCCGCGCCTGTGATGCCGTGCAGGAGGTGTGTCGCGCTCATGAGGAAACAACACTCAATGATAAACTCCGCTCCCTCCTCTCCGAAAAGGGGCGCGAGCTCACACGCTTGCTCCGCGAGATTGTTGCCTCAAGGCGCTTTAAGGAGGTTGAAGGGCACGATGGTGTCCGTTCCGCTATCAGCGACAAGGATCCCGATTATCAGCCCCTGGTCGCCTGTGCCGACAAGGCCGTCGCGCACGGATATAATGTAGCGATGCTTCCCAACCCTAAAGGTATAAGGACGCCCGACTTTATTCTCTATAATGGTAAATTTATTGCCGCCTATGACGTCAAGACTATCTCCGGCCAAAACTCGGTCGGCAATCGTCTGTCAGAAAGTATCGGTCAGACAAACCGTGTCATTCTGAATATGGCGACGACCTATAACGCCCGCTCCCTCGCAATGGATCTGCGCAGTTATTTCGAGGCCAACAAGGACGGTGTGGATGTGGTGATATTCAAGGGCGGCGCTATGATTAGAATTGATAAGGCTACAGCCCTGTCAAGGAATTTTATCCCTCAATTTATAAGGCAATATGGCAAGAAAAAATAAAGCCGCTTGCGCGGCTTCATCGAGGGGGTAGCGTAAGCCCCACACCTCTAACAAAGGAACGTTGCCCTGACGGTCATTGCTGACGCCGCAAAGTTAGCGGTTTTTTCTGATATATCAAACTATAAACCCGATTTTTCAACACAATGGACGAAAAAATTACAATTACCGCCGAGTTCTCTCAAACTGACGTCGCCGCTGCTCTTCTGTGCCTCGGCGAAGAACTCACCCCCGAAGTCTGGGAGCAGGTCAAGGCCGCTCCCTCAAAAATCGACCTCTCGAAGATTGGGGACAAGGCTGAGCGTATGCAGGTCAAGCTCGGCCTGATTTGCCTCCTTTTCGCTAACCTCGCCGACTGATATCCTTTTAATCTACAAGGTCGCTTTGCACCTATGCAATAAACAATGGCAAAGAACATTTACGACGACATTCTGCGCGAGGCCCGCGTCAAGCTCACGGATATGTTCGACAACAATTTCCGCGAGCAGGGCTTCTTCGGCCAAAAGTGGGTCGCCACAAAGATCAGCAAAGTCAATAAACGCGGCAAGGGGTCTATTCTAATTGTCAAGGGTGACATGCGCCGCTCTATCCGTTCGATGGTGCGCGGAATGGCCGTCGTATTTTCATCTCATCTGCCTTACACGGCGCTCCACAATGAGGGTGGCAACTTTTCCGTTACCGTCCGGGCGCATTCCCGAACCAACAAGAAAACCGGGAACAATTACACCGTCCGCTCCCATTCGCGAAAAATGACTATGCCGCAGCGTCAGTTCATCGGTGACCACGAAAAGGTGCAGCAGGCTCTCGGCGACATTGTTTATAAAAACCTCCAAAAGTTCTCGCAAAGGCTTGCGGACAACTTCAACAGAAGATGAGACTAAGGCTTTTTGATGATATAGAGGCGCGTCTGTCGCGTGTCCGTCTCGTGGATAATAAAGTTATCTATCATCGACCACAACGCGACCCTGATGCAAAAATGCCGGGGACTCCGGCCGTAAACCATGTTGGCCTATGGAACGAAAACACAACGCGCCTCACGCAGTTGCGCCCGTTCGCTCCACCAGCCGTCTTTATAGAATTTTATCCCGTCACCTGGGGCGAGCTTGGCCGTGACGCCGTGCATGGTGACATGGTCATCCGGCTGCATATCGTAACGTCGACTCTCGCCCAGACCGACACTCCCTACCGCGACGAGGCGCTGCAACGCTTCCGTCTGATCCGCGCCATCAAGGCGGCTTTCGTCGGCTTTGCCGGGATGGCCGACAAGCACGGGCGCAGTTACTCGCGGTTCAAGTATTACGGTTCTTCCACCGACCACAACCACGAGCAGATTTGCGAGGATCTTGAGGAATGGCAGACCCATTGCATAGATTGTTCCGCCACCATCGACAACGGATATATTCTCACACCACACAATGTAACCCTCGATATGGGCAACTCTGACACCGGCGCCCGCGGCCGGGATATGGCCTGAACAAAACGCCGCCCGCAGATCTTTTTGTCTGCGGGCGGTATCGCGCTTAATCTGTCATACCGTCGAAGAGTGACGGCCATTCGTCTTTGGACGGCTCGCGGTAGCCTTCCAGTCCGCGCCTCAGATAGCTGAGGAACGTGTGGTAACACATGGGATAAACCGGGAACACATAGTGCCTCCACACCTGCTTGTAGCACTTCGCAAGGTTGCCCTCTTCATAGTGCTGTCGGGTGATGTCGCAGACGTGTTGAATGCGCAGGAGTGTATTTTTGTGAGATTTATTCGCCATGTTAAGAATTTAACCACTATCTTTGCAACACGTTCCACGGTGTTGCTCGTCGTCTGGTCAAATCCTGCGGCGGGCTTCATTGCTTTCATGCGTTCCCGGCTTTTTCGTATGGCTCGACGGTAACAGAACCCACAATCTGTTTTCTCACTAATCCCGAGCCGCCGCAAACGGGGCATTTTACCTTGTGGCCGCCGTTAAAGCTATCGGCTTCCACCCTCCCCTCGGCTTTGCAGTTGCGGCATACCTCTATAGTGACACGGGAAAACTCTCTGCGCTTTTTCATCGGATCATCCCTCGGTTTTCGGTTCTACATAGAAGGTCTCTTTCTGAACCACCGAAATATGACAGGCCTCCATCACGAGCCGGCATTCGTCCAGTTCGCGCTCGGCAAGCAGTTTGTCCTTGGCCACTTCCTCGACGGTGCGGATGTAGCTTTTGCCTTTCAGTTTGAGCAGTTCGAGGATCCCGGCCCAGGTCATGCCCTTGCCGGGCTTGAGTTGCGGGTTGCCTATGCGGAACCCGAGCGTGCCATGGGTCGTTTCCATACTCTTGCGCTTGCTGAAATGCTCGTCGCGGTTCTCGGTGGCGAACGCCTGCAGCCGCTCGAACGCCTCGTCTTTCTCGGTGTCGAGATCGGCGAGCTGCTGTGCGTACTTCTCGCGGATCGCTGAAAGCTTGCCGTCCATTTCGGCGGTGAGGGCGCGTTGCTTTGCATCGGCGACGGCGTAACTGTGCATCGCTTCTTCCATCTCGTCGCGGGTGATCCCGCTGATGATTGTTTTCTTTTTTCGTGCCATTGTTGAATTGGGATTAAAGGGTGTTTAAATATGGTTTATCTGTCGTTGGATAGCTTGACGGGGAAAACGTCCATGATTGCCGTCTCCGTTACTCCGGCGATCTTGTAGTCAATCATAAGGTTTATTTCGCTCTTGAAGCCCGAGATGGCTTCCTCGATGTCCCCGGCCTCGATCATGTAGTCGTGTGGAGCGAGCTTTACCGCGCCTGTATTCTCGTCAATCGAGATGAACATTGCGCGGACTTTATACCAATAGCCGCCGCCATCCGACGGGAAGACCTCGGCAATCTTCGCTTTCTTTACGGCCTTGACCTCGAAGTCATCGCCGATGTAGGGTTTCATTTCTTCGATGATCCGAGCCTCGGCCTCGGTGAACGACAGAGCGTCTACAAGGTAGGCCTCGGTTACTTTCTTCACTGCTCCGTTTTCCATGACCTTGCCATAGCGGAGTTTGGTTTCAATCCATTGTGCCATTGCTGTTGTTTTTATGGGTTAAAAATTAGTTTTATTCCTTTGGGGGTTACCGGGCGGAATGATATTCTCGCACGCGGTATGAAATATTTTTGTGGCTGCGGTGATGCTTTCGGCTTCCGGGTTCTCATTACGGAGACCTCTTATTACGATCTCCTTTATCTTTCCGGCGGCGTTCCTTAAATCCGAAGTCGTATAAACGGAGGCAAAACCGAACTTTGAGGTGTACCACTCGGTGACGGCGCCTTTCTTGACTTTTGCCGTGACCTTGATATAGCCGACGCCCTGTTCCTCGACGAGATCTCTATTTTTCTTCTTTGCCATATCAATAGTCTTTAAAATATTTATCTACTATTTCCTCCCAATTCTCATGTCGGCCTAAAGCATTGGCAAGGGCGACTTTTGTCAGAATGCTTTTGAAGCCAGAAATCATGCAGGCCTTTTGTATTAGGAGGGCAGACACGGCTCTGTTATATTCCACGACCTCGACAACATTGCCGCGATTATCCATGCAAACCTTTTTGGCTGCATTTAATTCATCTCTTGCTGCACTCATATCCGTATCAGTTTAGGAGCAAATCGTCTTTGCCGAACCGCGCTTCATAGGCTATCTGCCCGGCCACCTCGTTGACGGCCTTGGCATCCTTCTGACGTTTCAGAAACATATTGTAGATCGTGGTCAGTCGGTCGAGGGAAATTTGGTTAAAGTTTCCGACCTTGGCGGCCCGGCAGGCAACGCCTTTGATGTAGTCCACACTCTCGTCGCCTTTTCCGATGAGCCGCAGCCACCCGCCGATAGCGGCGATCACGCGTTTGCGCATTTTGTCGCGCTTCGCGTCCTCGGGATGAAGTATGTCGTTGAGCCGGTCACAAAGCTCCGTGAGCTCCGCGTTGCTCAGATCCACGCTGCTCTCCACTCCGTAGCCCGAAAGCAGCGCAAGTTTGTCGTCGGCCGTCATGCTCAGCCGGAAACACAGTGAATGAAATTTTTTCAGGAGCCATTTCTGACTCTGTTGAGTGATTGTTGCCATAATATCTCGTGTTATTGGTTGTCTATTATCTGGGCGTAATATCTGGCCGCACCCTCCGGCCATATTATATAAGGTTCGCCACCGCCCTCGGCGGTAGCAAAGCGGGTTATAGGAAATGCTTTGAACCCCTCGACGCGCAGTTTTACCTCGGAAAGCTTGCGGACATGGCGCGCCACTGCCGGATAAGGCTTACCTCCTTCTTCGTGCGCGATGAAGATGAACAGCTTGTTGGGAAACTCGTCGATCAGCGAGGCAAACGTGGCGCGGGTGAAGCCGACCAGAGCCGTGATGGAGTCGATCACCACAACCTGCGGACTTTTCCGCTTGCGCAGCCGCTCACGCAGCGCGGGGATCTGCTCCTTGTCTAAGATTATGACCTTGTTGCCGAGAGCGCCCATATTTGCGTCGTTCCACGAGTTCTGGAAGCTCAGCGAGTAACCCTGTTCTATGGTGTCGTAGGCCACGCGGTCGACAAACCGCGACAGATAGGCAAGCAACTGGAGGGCGAAATGTGTCTTGCCGCTGCCGCTCTCCCCGAAGATGATCCATGCGCCCCGGAGCTCCGGCTTGCCTATGGTGGCAAGCCACTCCCCGGAGAAGTCAGCGACCGAGAATTTCGCGTCGCACATATTCTTGTTGCTTAATGCCCGTGCCATTTAATCAGCGTTTAATCGGTTCTCAATCCTCGTTTGATTTGAGCTTAAGGGCGCACACGAGGCGCTTTACGCGCCGCAGGTCGTTGTCTGAATCCTCGATGATTCGTTCTATTTCCCGGCGGTCTTCGAGGCCGTTGGCCATACATACGGCCTTGATGTCGCCACGGTTCACTACGGGCATCGGTATGAATTTGCGCCCGATGCGCGAGTATATTTCCTTATAACCCTTGCGGTTGTTGTTTGCCCCGCGCTCGATGCGCTTCTTGAGATACTGCGTGGCGCAGAGCACGATCCCAACGGTGTCCTCCAGTTTGTTGTAGATCGTGATGAAGAAGTGAAGCACCTGATCGCTCAGCTTGTCGGCCTCGTCCATCACTATAAGAACCCCTTCGCGGCGCTTGAGCTGCCTTATGGCCTCGCGCACCATGTCGGCCACTGTCGTGCCGCCCGGTTCTACTCCGAGGTTCTGCAGCAGCTCACCGAGAAACTCCTTGCGGTTCCAGTATTCCGAACAGCTGAGCGCGATCACGCCCCGGTTCTGCTCGGCGTAGGTCTTTATCGCCTGACTTTTGCCGCAGCCCGCGTCGCCGACGACGGCCATTACCAGGGAGTGCCGCTGCGCGTCGGTCAGCACCTGCGTCATGCGGTTGTAGCCCTCAGTCGGTACCACCGACCACCGGCGCGGGTCGTAGCCTATCTGATTGGCTACCGTGCGCCACATATCGTCGGCGATCAGTTCCCACTTGCCGTTGAGCATCTGACTGACGGTGGCTGCGCTGACGCCGCGCAGTGATTTGGCCGCGGCGTTCTGGCTTTCCTTACTATCCACATACCCCCTCAGTTTGGCGGCTATGGCTTCTTTTTCAATATGCTTCATATTTCGAAATTTCTTTATAGTTTTGCATTTATGATAACTTCAAACGCGTTCAACGCTCTCCGGCTTGATGAAGTCCTCAAGATGTTCGTCAATTGTGAGGCCGCCGGTTGCCGGATTATCCCTCGGCATATCCTTTTCGCCGAAGGGGCTCCCGCCGATTATCACAAAGCCATCTCTTTTCTTGTGGAGGAAGGCTGTCTTAAGGAGGCGGATGACGGCTTTTATCTGACTTATAAAGGTCGGATGATATATGACAAAGGTGGTTTCCGCCATAAGCAGCGCAGAGAGTCTCTCTCGTTTTATGGCGCTATGATCGCCACCATTGCGGCCGTTGCATCTCTGGTTCTTTCCATCGTGGCCTTGTGCCGTTAACTCTGTCATGAGCGCGTGAACCGCCCACTGTTTGCTGTTGTTATCCATTGTCTCAGTATAAGTCTCTTGTCGATGCCGATGCCCCGGCCCCCGCGCGTTCCTCGTAGGCCGTCTCTTCTTCCGCGCTGGTATATTCGAGCCGGTACTGGCTTTTGCGGTCTTTGTTCTGCCCCCGGCTGTCGGTGATGAGGCTCTTGGCATAAGGGTTGTCAAGATCGGGATGTTGAAGCAACGAATCGTGAATAATCTCACGTGCCTGTTCATTGAATTCTATTATATGCGCCCGCAGGCCGTCGTTGAATTTCTTGACGCGCTGCAGTTCCTCGGCGTCGCCGGGGCGACGGTCGGCAAGTGCCATCGGCTGAACATATTTTTCTTCAAGCAGAAACCGAAGGTCGCCATCATCGCTCACTGCCAGAACTTCGCTTGTGTCATCCGGGTCAAATTTTATATTCCACCTCAGATGTGAATATTTCCTGAATTTCAGGTCAAAACTGTCATAGGTGTGTCTCTCGCCCAGAAGTTTGACGTTGAGGCCCGAACCACAGAGCGCGTTTTTATAGCCGGTCTGCTCTCCGAATATCATCAGGTATGAGGCTGTATCCATCTGTAGACGTTTGTCTTCGGGAGTGTGCTGCCATCTTCTTTCATATTCATCCCTTTTAAGATTACGCTCAGCCTCCATCATATTCACAATCTGCTGTGCCACTCCATCTCGGTCTGGAATCTCGCGCCTGTGGGCGTTTAGCCAGTCCATGTTCGGCTGGCTCTCCTTGCGGGAGGTTATGCCATAGCCGCTCCAGTTGCCGGAACATTTTTTTGCATATTTCTTATTGAGATACTTGAAGTACGGCTCAATGACCTTGGCCTTCGAGTTATAGGCCTTGGCAGGTGTAAAGTGGGGGGCAATTGCCCCGTATGTCGGAAGCATGGTCTTTATGGCGTAGTTGTCGCTTTGTAGCTGATACGGTCTGTAACGATGTCCGAAGAGTTCGGCCGTATGGTTGACGGCATTTTTCAGCGCAGCCTTGATAAGGTCGGGGCATTCCCGGCCGCCGATGGCGTAGCCTATCGGGTATTTGTTGTGTGGGTCAAGAACCACAACTACGGTGAGACGGTTGCAATAGGTAGTTGTCCCGCCGCGTTTGCCCTCGGTGCGTTTTTTGTAGTAGAGCTCAACTGTCCATCCGTCAAGTGTCCAGTAAAGCATCGGGGATGTCGGGGCAAACCGTTTGTTCTGCATCGACATCTCATGGAGAAATTTCTTAGCCCCGTATTTGCCGGGGGCAATCTCAATATGATATTGGAGCGCCCAGTTCCATATAGTCCATGGCGTCACCGGCTTCCAGTTAAAGTTCCTTGCCACTGTGTTATACGCCTCGGCAGCCTCCACACAGTCCAGGTTGGTATGGTACCCGGCAAACTGGGTTAACCACGCGATCTGCACTTCCGTCGCCACCTTCGCGGCATTCTTGTTGCGGAACTTGCCGCTGATCAGCGCCTCGTAATGGGGCTCGCCCCCCTTGAAATACTCCTGGTATTTGCGCTGCAATACTCTCGGACTCTCGGGAAGACTGTGTGGGTAGATTTCGGCCACGCGCGGAAGATGCTCCGCAATCGACGCCCAGAACTCACTCATCTTTACCCGGCGGCTCTTGCCGACTTTTCTCTGCTCGGCGGTCGATGCGCTCAGGTGTGCGTGTATCGCATTCAGTATCGATGCCGAGTTGGTGTAGAGCATCCGCTTCTCGTTGTTAAGCCCGCGAGCACCCTCGATAACCACACTTTCGTAGTATGCGGCCGCCCTCTGGTCTGTCATGATCGTGTCGATAAACGCCCGCGCCTTGGCCTGCGCCTCCGGGTCAACATTCCGACGCTTTACTTCCGCCCGGGCCTCCGACGGCAGCCTTTCAACGGCATAGAGCGCCTGCCTGCCATTACACCCGCGACGGACACGAAGACCAGAGTCCCGTCGGCAGGCATGCATTAGTGCCGCGTTTGTCATAATCCCGTCGGTCAATTCCGCGTGGCTTATGCAGAGTGTATCGCCGTAAATCTCCATATTTTTAGTATTTTTGTGCCGTTTAATCTTTAATTTTTTATGCCATGTTTTCAGATCCCTTTGGTGGTGAATTCGGCCTTGCGGTAGCTAAGGATAAAGCCAACGAAATCAAAAAATCCATGCCGTGTCCCGTTCATAAGCGCAAGATTCTATTTCAGTGTGATTATGATGATTCGGGGCTTAATGCCTACATTACGCGCTATTGCTGCCTTGAACACGCGAAGCGTGTGGCGAAGGCGTTTAAGGAGGCTGAGCTGTTCGACCACATATACATCGAAAAGCAGAACTGACTCGCGGCCAAAATCGGTTGACCTCATCGTCATAGTCGCTCCATCAGTCGATTTGCGCCATGCTTTTTCGCGCAGATACTTGCGGTCTTCGGCTGTAAACTTGCCGGAAAGTTTTATTGCGGCTATCATCGGTCGTTTGATAATTGTTCTTTTCATGCTTCAGAGCGACTGCGCCACCTCCTGTATGGCCGATAATTCGTTAAACCTCGGGTTGTCCCATTCTCCTTTGACATCGCCGTTCTTGTCGCGTAACACCGCAAGCCCGGTCGTCATATCCGACTCCAGTGTCGCCCCGTTCTCAAAAGGCTGCACCATATAGCGGGTCATCTTCTTGTCGGCATCCTCGCGGTTGGTGAGGTAAATAGCCTCGAACTCCGGCGTGAGCACCATCTGAGGATTGCCGCGCTCGATCGCGTATTTGCGGATTTTCCTGTGCATCTGAGTGCTCGCCTTATATTTTAGAGCGGCATATACTGTTACCGTTGACACATTCATCGCCTTGGCGATAAACTTGACCTCATCGGGTGTGGCCGTTATAATTCTTTTACGTTCCATATTATTATAGTTTTGTGAGTCGGTTGCTGATTGTTGCGATCTGCTCTTCGAGGACGCCTAAAGTGTGACAGGCAATCCCGTATTCCTTGCTTGACGACAGCTCTTCTTCGGTCGTGAGTCCTTCTTCCATCGAGTCGGCAACGCCCGTAATATCGTCGTGAGCTTTCATCAGGATCTGCTCCATGAGCTGCAGTGACTGCTTGATTTCGTCTTTGGTCATCATTCTGCATTCGGGGTTATGCGGTCAAGCAGGTTGAGCGCGAGGTGACGTATCTCTTTGTAGCTCTCAAACTCCCATTGGCTGGCGAGGTTGGCGGCAGCATTGGTGCTGTGGCGGTAAGGATCGCGGTGCATGATGTCGTCGGCAGCGTGTTCGGC